AGGAAGTAATTCTACTTCTGCTTTATAAGGAACACCATTTTTAGTAAGTGTAAATGTTGGAGTAATAGGTTGCCCAATAGAAAATACTTGTGATTCTACTGGAACTAGTAACTGATAATTAGCCAACTTATCAGTATCAGCAATATTATTGACTAAATCGTCATAAATCATATTGACTTTATTTTCAGTTAGAGAAAGATAAATTGTACCTGGAACACTCGTATGGTCATATTCAATGACTTGCCATGATTCGTCTTCAATAATGAAGTTGGTCGCGCGGTCAATAGGATAACGAGGCATTAGAATTTCCGCGTACTTATTAGGTTGCGGCGTAATCAAGTCATTCCAAGTTCTATAATTTCCTTTGATTTTAGAATCTACAGAACTTACAACATATGCCCATGACTATTGTAAATGGCCAAGCGCATCTATCCATTTTAGTAAATAATTACAACGAATAATCCAGAAAGTTTGATAGGTTGGATTTACCTTTTTTACTTCCTGCGCCAAAATCCATTTTTCAATTTCCCCATTTTCCAACTGCCAAGTCATTATATCTCCGACTTCCAATGGTATATCATTTGCAACTCGAAGAAACAATATCTTCTCGTATTCTTTATCTTTATTTGTTTCAATTATTCCGTCAAAATAAATTCCTCTTTCAACTGAAAGGTTTCTAACCGTAAAAGGAGATTCATCCATCCATCTTTCAAACGAACGAATTCCGTTATTTCTAATTCGTTCTGCAGTTGTTTCTCCCATATGATTCAACCTTGAAAAATAAACATCAAGGTAATCATTGCTACTCATCTGGCACCTCAAGGCCACTAACCAAATTCATACATTCAAAAATTGTCTTTCTGAAGTAATCATACGATAGAAAACGCAATGAACTTAGTTTTCCCATCAGCGGCCAGTAGTTGATTGAACTTGCACCAATACCATGCAGTTCAATAAGAATGGAGTCTAAAAACTTCTCCCATTCTCCATTTTTTTCTTTTTCACAAAGCAAACCAAAAAGACGGCCTTTTAGTTTATTTTTATAGCCGTCAAAAGTCGCATCATACGACATTCTTTTTACCTGCCAACTTTTTGAATAAGTTTGCGGGCCGCTTACTGCGCGACCTATCGTAAATGCCTTCAGCCTTATGAATTTCTAAGGCAACGGCAGACTCCAACTTATTTAGTTTATCAAGGTGATTTGCTTGTGAAAAATCTTTAGAAGCATACAACTGCCGAATGTTTTCCCAACTTGCGATACAACGTTTTACCCATTCGTGTTTCATATATAGCGCAAGTAATTGTATTTCATCGTTTGTCAAATCATTGACAAACTCGTAAGCTTTCAAGCCACAACCGCAGTCGCAATTTTTTTCATTATCGTCCTCATTAGGAGAAACTTCTTGAATTTCCAGCCCAATGCGAGGATACTTAAACCTAAAAATAGCCATCTTTAAGAGTTCTTGCCAATCCCGCTCAACGATAGCTAGTTCCTCTTCAAGAGTCCATTCATCAGCGGTTATGCGTGCTAAAAAGGCATCATAGACTTTAAAGAAAGAAGTGGCCATAATTATGCTTCTTCAGCAAGGTGCTTGTGATTGATTGCGGCAATCACATCAACATTGCAGTATTTCTTGATTAGAGCGGTAAATCCATTATCTGTAATGCCTTTCTTTACTGCTAATTCAATAACACTATCTTTCTCAGCCGCAGTAGCAGTAGGAATAAATTTGGCAAAGCCAACATAGTCTTTTTCATCAAACATCTTGGCAATCATTTCAAAATCAAAAACATTCTTTTCATTCTCAATGACAGCCGTATCTTCTTCAACACCAGTAATTTTGACATAATGCCCTTCAACAAGATTAATAAATCCAGAGTCAAACATTAGGTCATCATATACGGCGCGACTAATAGGAACTGCACGGCCAGGGACTAGTTCACGACGGAACCTGTCATTTACAATATAAACTGTAGCAGTGCTGATATTTTTTAGCATAATTTTTTCCATAATAAAATCCTCCTTTTATCTCAAAAAAAGAAAGTGGTGAGTGAGTTTATCACTCACCACTCTATATAAATTAGCCAATTAGAGCCTGGTTATAAGCTTCCCAGCCACTACCTTCATTTAACTTCGCATTGTAGTAAATGCCCCAGTAGTTAGGAGTAGAAACAATGGCTAGACCAACCTTGGCATAAGCCTGTAGGGTGATGGAATTGTCGCCTTCGTGGTCATCCCACTCACGGAAGTAAGGAGAACCTTCAAAGACTAGCTTGATTAGCTTTTCACGACCAGTAGGAATTACATAAGCGAAAGAGGGGTTCATAGCAAGCTTACTATTGGTTTCATCGGTGAAGGACTGTGGCATAACAATAACAGGAACGCCATGGAACTTGCCGATATAGCCGCGCTCGCGAACTTCCATCATATCCTGGTCAGAAATCTTGATAGCTGTAGTAGCAGTGCCACTCTGAGGAGTATGGGTGTAAACGATAACATTTACCATTTCAGCCGCAAACTCAGGAGAGCAATAGATGGCAGGAGTGCCATAAGCAGCAACAGTGTTGCAAAGCTTTGTCATAGCAGCAGCATCAAATACATTGGCAGAAACCTTATTGCGGGCAGGACGGCCAGCGAGATTCCAAGTAGCTAATAGAGCTTCCTGAACCATCTCAAAGATGCGGTCAGTCATACCTTCGCTAATTACTTCATAAATATCAGTAATGGACTCAACGCCGTCAAGATAACGCTCGAAATCAACGATTCCTGCGCCGCCGATGGCCTGGACGAATACGTCGAAACGGTCACGGTCTAGACGGAAGGTCTCATAGTTACCACTTTCGGTAGCACGGGTAACAAACTGCTTACCACGCTGCTTGCCGCGGGTTACACGGAACTCTGGGCGGCTGCCCTGAGGTACCTGCATAATTTCAACGAACATATCGATAGCAGAAGCAACACTCTGGGGTAGAACTTCTTCTAGATTTTCGGAAAGTAATTCAAATAGGTCAATCTTATTGCGCTCGAACTTATAGCGGTTGAAACGACCCTTATCATCGCATAGAAGCTTTACTAGCTCATCATGTAGAGCAGCTTCATAATCATAATCGGCGGCCGCGAACTCAGCGGGGACTTTGCGACCAAAAACGCCGTTCATTAGAACTTTTAGGTTATTCATAGTTCGCACCTCCTTTATTATAGACTAATAATCTGATACTTAATAGCCTTTTCGCCATTAGGTACAGTGTAGTACTTTACAACTTTAGCATAAATGCCAGAATTGGGCTTGGTAGCAGTAATCTTAGGAACAGCAGAGCCAGCAACGGGAACTACATATAGATAGTTGGCGGCTACGCTTAGGTCCTTATTTAGAGCCTCTTCTAGAACTTCTAGAGCGGTCTTCTCGCTACCCTCTGTGGTAACAGCCTGGAATTCGCTGTCATCATACTGGAAGCAGTTTGTGGTTACGGTGTCGCCAATGCCAAAAATGCCAACACGAGGATAATCGCCAGCAATCTTGCGGCCGAAGGTCTTTAGACCGTAATGTAACATATCATATTCTTTTTCTGCGGTATAAACAATACCAATGGGCTTATCGGTAGCAGCGGCAGGAGCATTAATAGCACCAACAGCCTTATCAGCTACAACCCACATACCATTTTCACAAGGAGCAATCTTGGTGAAAGCGGCGCCTAGTGGAACCTGAGAAACTACCATACCAGTCTTAGGGAAAGCTACCTGATTTAGCTCAAGGCTGGCATACTGTTCTACTGGAAATCTATTTAGAGCCATAATTTTTTCCCTCCTAAATTATTTACGATATTTTGCCATAAAAGCAGCAAACTCGTTATCTTTTTGTTCTGGTAGTGGCACCATCTCGGTTTCACCGCCAGCAAATTGTTTCTTAGCAAAGCAAATTGCTAATTTGCCTTCTAATTCATCATAAGAAAAGTCATTTAACTGGGCTTCATACTCACTAATTTCTTCCTCAGAAATTAATTTTCTATAGTTTTCAATCAAACGCTTTTTATTCTCATTTATCTGAGCCTTTTCTCTGGCTTCAAAAGCATTGATAGTCTCATTCAAATGAGCAATATTTGTAGCAGCTTCAGCGAACTTAGCTTCAGCGTCAGCAATCTGAGCTTCTAGCTCACTAATTCTAGCTTGAGCCGCATCAAAATTGGATTGTAATTCAGCATTACTATCTTGTAGATTCTGATACTGTTGCTGTAATAAGTCGTATTCAGAAGGTTCTTCAGCAGCAGGTTGCTCTTCAACAGCAGGCTGTTCTTCAGTTACTTCGGACTCAGCCGCAGCTTCTACTTCTTGGGCAGCAACTTCTACTTCTTCAGTAGCAGCTTCTTCAGATACTGCGAAAGTAGTAGTAGCTTCTTCGGGCTGTGCAGCATCTGCTTCTGCAGTGCTTAGCTGTTCTACAACGACTTCTTCAGTAGGAGTACCATTTTCAAACTCATTCATCGCCGGTTCTCCTCCTCTATTAAGTTTTTTAGCCTCTTCAACTTGTGCTTTGAATTCAGATAGAAGTGAAGAGAACTTATTATATTGTATATTCAAAGCATCCTCATTTTGAGAGAAAAATGCGGACACTGAGAAACAAGGTTCATGAGAGCCAATAATACAAAAGCCTTTCATTTTTGCCACAGTATAGACAAAGTAATAATTTTCACCAATCAAAGCCCAATCGCCTTGGATTGAATTTTCATTTAGTTCCATACTCTGATTCTGACCTAAGATATTATTTGCTTCATCAAAATAATCACTAAAAGCAACGATAGAAAAAACTGCATAGTCACGAACGACGCCATCAGTATCTTCAAAAGGCTCCCATCCAAGAAAATCTTCTACATAGCCATATGCTTTCGCAAGAGTTGGCCCAGTATGAGAAGCCCAGCTATTTGTTTCAGGGTCAAAGAAACCAACTACAGGAGTTGTTCCTTTGATTGCGCTGTCGATTAGTTGTTGCGCGACTGCCTCAGTAATATAAGAACCATTGCGATTCGCGCCCTTACTAAATACACGGACTTTCATCCGGTAGATTGTCTAATCATTATTGACAACAGCTTCTCGGACAGGAGAATCAATTACTATACTATCAAAGTATATTGGAATTTGCCTTTCCATTTTCAATTCCTCCATTATCCTTGCGCTTCAATGTTAGCTTGAGTCTTTTCAGATTTTTGCTCATCAGGCAACTCTGGACGACCACCATTATTCGTTATGTCTTTTGTGACAGAAACTGTTGTGCTACCACTTGAGGAGCCATTTTCTTCTGCCGCAATTACATTACCAGAGGTAGTGTAAGAAGATTGTAGTGGAACCATCTTAGTTGACATTTCAAGCATTTCATTTTCAAAGTTCATTAGACTCAACTAGTCTAATTGCTTTATCCCCATTGCTACTCCCGCCGCCATCTTGGAATATCCATATTGTGCGCCACGGAAGTATGATTGTTGTAAATCAGTTCGGTTGAATACAGTAGTGGGTAAAATATCGAAATCAAAAGTCAAACCACGACGAGCAAAACGTTCATTGATATGGAATTTTATCCAAGTTTCATAAACATTTAGATAAGTAATCATCAAACCTTCGTCCTTCTTTATCATATATGCTAAAGCAGAACTACCATCGGGATTGAAAAGTAATTTCGCGCGACCAAGGGCATCCCATGCGCTATCTTTGTATTTCTTTAGCCTATCACTAGACTGTGACGCCGCAGAACTATCTTGCAAACTTTCTAATGAAGCGTCACCGAAAGTGGTAAGAACTTCAACTGTATCCATATCTTGTAGCATTTGTGCAACAGAAGAATGGATATCAGCAACCTCATCAAGTTGGAAAACTAATTCTCCATCCTTATCTATTGGCATACGCTAAATTAGTAATTTATAAAGTTCATTATTGTCGCGAGTTTGTTCGCGCTTTCCAGCGTCGTCTAAATCTTTCAACTCTCGTAGACTTGCAAGTAATGGCGGTGTAACGTCATTGGGGAAACTGAAACATATGCCGCCCATCCCCGCAGGAATTATTACCCAAGTGTCGATATTTTTATTCTACTGATATTTTCTCCACGCATTTTGAATTACTTGTGGGAAGGTCTTGAGAACAATCTCTCTATATTTTTCATCCGCGATATGCGTAAAGTAAAGAATGTTGAACTCTAAAAGGTTGAGGCCATTATACTCCTTGAAACGAGAGCGGCAGTATTCTAATGGAAGGTCTTGAATTGTTACGCTATCTTCATCTTCACGAAGTATTCCATAGAAGATACCATTTTTGAGCCATTCTTTCGTGATATAGGAGAAAGTGACTGGTACATTTAGTTTATCAACAAACTTACACGCATCATAGAAAGATTTTACTGCGAAACTTTTCTTGATGTCGCCCTCTTGATAGATGGGGGTAATCATTGTATCAAAGAGAGGTAGACTTGCTAAGAAATCAATGTTGTTGCGATAAATATTGTTTGTCCGGTAGAAATAGCGGGACAATTGACGAATTGATTCAATATCGCCGGAGCGAATAATTTCTTCAATTTCATCTTTTGTAAAGTCCCCACGCACAGCGTTGTTTGAACTGTAATAGCGACTTGAGTTCATTCGCATATCTATTGGAGAATAATATTTTCGTTTGCTTTTAGCTTTCGTAGCAGCTTCACTAAGTTTCGTAAAATCGCGAACTTTTTTTGTTTTTTCTTCCGCCAAGTAAATCACCCCCTCTTTTTAGGACTGAAGAAAGCATACTATCCGAAGTTCCTGTGCTTTTTCTTTTGGCGCACGGCTTTGTCTTCATAATACTTTATACGATAAAGTGCATATTCACAACTACTAAAACGGTCTTTCTCTAGCGAACGAGAAATACGTTCAACTTTGAATTGATTCTGAATTCCAGTTGGTTTCAACCGCAGATTGTTCAATTCGTCCATTAGACGCGATGTCATTTCATATGGCATCAGGTAAACGCGCCTGTCGTATAACGACATTTTCTGTCCTTTCTTTGTCTAAAGCAATTTGTCTTTTATAATTCTTTCATGCGCTAAGAAAGATACTGACCCATTGTTTATTTGAGAAAAGAAGTTAGAATGAATTGCGTCATCATTGGAAGAACCAGCTTTTATATCGTAGATAATTGCATTGAATTCTGGACGTGGCGTCTCTGATTCGGTTTTCATTTCTGCGGGCAAGTGATACTCATTGTTGAAGGCATAGTAGGCAGGGAATTGTTCACCTGTCTTACCATCAACAGATGGAAGAGCCATTGCATCTAAAAGACCAATACCAGGACCATTACCGTCTATGACAATCTCACGAGGTTCATAAAGTTGAATTAGTTTCTTTAGGCGTGGAGCTTGTTCTGTAATGTAATTTGCGCCATGGATAACTTCGGTATATACTAAGTTCTTTTTGAATAAATCTGGTCGGGGTGTGACTTTGAAAACCATTACTGCGGTATTCGCCTAATATCTGGCTACGTCTACCCCAATCAAATAAAAGGTATTTGAATTGCTATTATTCTGTTGTGCTTTCCGCTCACATTTTAATAAAGTTCTTCTTTTATTCAATTTTTTTGAATCTAACCAAGCTTCTTTATTGTTACCACTCCAAATTGATAGAGATTCGCGCGCAAATGAGTCCTCACTTACTGTAGTTGAATAGCGCTAATCCATCATAGTGGCTTTATCTAGAAGGCCATAATGTAGCGGTACTTCATAAGATAGCCCCCAGCTAAAGTACTCATCGGGCCGCAATACCGCATTGACAGTGATTTCAATCAACTTACCATACATAAAGACAGTACGTTCTGCAGCAGTAGTAATGAAAATTTGAGCCGCGGATGGTTCGTCTGGATTGATACTTCCGTCTACTTCTCTTCTCTTGATATTCATTTGCGGCAGCAATACTTCAGTATAAGGGATCTCATCAATTGTTGCAGCCTCTTCGAGAATTGCAGCAGTGGCACGCAAACCACGTGAAGTATCCTTTGAGACAACAGTAATTCTACTGCCATTCTTCAATACTAACTCATAGTAGTTACTACTAGATTTTACACCAGTTTTACCATCATCAACACGAGTGGCAAGTTCGCCACGTAGTAATGGCCAGTGACGGAATATCTCTTCAAATTTTGCTTCCGCAATCTTGATTACTGTACCCTTTACGTCCGAAGCAATCATTATGTTGGAATTAGGAAGTAAGGTGGCGCGCACAATTGCGCTTAGATAGGCAGTAAACGATTTTGAAGTTGCACGTGTTGCAGTCCAGAAGTGATAACGATACCGCATGGAGGCCCGCAATGCAATACGTTGAAAAGGCATTAGGTGAAAGTTTTTAGAGTCTACTGAATCTTGTATTGCATCAAGAAAGCAATCAGGGTATAGTATCCAGAAATTCAAGTATTTTGTAAAGAGTTCTTGGTTGGCGTCTAGAAAGTCTTTGGTGAGAACAATACCTTTTTCAATTGGAATACCATCACGGTATCCAACTTCCTATTCATTGTTCGTCATTCAAATCACGCTCCAAATCCTCTTCTCCTTCGTACTCTACCCCTGCCGTCTCATCTAAATCTACGGCTTCATTCTCAATTTCTTCTAATCTTTCTGTCATGTTGTAGCGGGCTTTTTTGTCTTCAACTTGCTCCGCAAAATTACCCTCATTCATAACTAATCTCTTCAAGTAGTTCTGAATGTTTTGCATCATAAAGTCCATTGAATCTTGCGGCTCCGTGTGCCAATTTGGATGCCAACCCTTTTTGCCGTAATAGACCATGAGTTCTCCAACTGACTCAAAATCGGCCGCAGACTTAGCATTTGATGCTTCGAATTTAGCAATTTTGATAATGTTGTCGCGCGCATCCATATCCTTCTTGACGTCTTCGCCGTTGCGCAACCCCTTCTTTATGCGCAACTCAATTTCGCATAGGTCGCGTGCGTAGTGCTTTAGGATAGGGGTGGAAACGTTTTGGGTCGCAAGAATAGAATTGTAATAGTCGTCCAGAAAGAGCAAATCCTACACCTTATACGATGGGTCCCACTCTTTCTTCAATTTCTTGATTTTCGCTTCTGAAAGAGCTTTGATTTCATCATCAATTGTGCCTTCTGCACGAGCCAATCGCCAACGTTCATTTTCATCAGCCCACTAAAGAGCAGAGTAATGATTATCAAGTAAAGTATTTGCATATGCCGTCAATGTATGCTCCCCATGTACAGAATAAAGTTCAGTCCATTTGTTGAGGTCAAATGGGATGTCTAGGTAGCGGCAAAGCCTATCTACCTCGCCCAAGTTATCTGGCCGCACCATTTGTTCTAGACAAGAAGTGCAAATGTAAGAACGATGGCCAGGAAAGAAATGCGATGGAGTCTTGATGAAATCGAATTCTGGTTTTTCTTGGCGGCACTTAAGACAACGTCGTTTCTTTATTTCGTCTGTCATAAACTGATTGGCCTCCTTTCTCAATTCGTTTTCTCTTTTCGCATTCTTTACAATTCGATGAAAGGCCGTCTTTGCGGCTCCGGTTCTTTACAAAGAAAAGTGGGTCTTTGGGTAAAAGGCGGCCGCATGTGCAGCATTTTTTACATTGTGAGGGCGGCGTATCAACAATTAGGCGGTGTTTTTGCGCCGCGATTGCAATTTTCTCGGGAATTTCTTTTGCCAAAATGGTGCAGAGGTGATTCTCATTGTAGTATAAGCCAGTTTTCTGTTGAAGAAGAAGTGAAATTTCAGTGTATGGTAACTTCTAAATTTTTTTGTCAAGGATAAAATTACGGACGTCGGAGAGGTGCGCCATCTCGCGATAGCGTTCGAAGTCAAAAAGTAGCGCGCGGCCATACGTATCTAGCTTATCATGAAAGAAGTCAGAAAGCAAATCCATATAATTTATAAATGCTTTGACGTGCGCGGGATTTTCAAAATCGAAAGTGTGGCGCCGCACAATCCAATGGACTTCGGTTTCGCCAGTTACGGGATTTACTCGTGTTTCATAGTCTTCGAGGTTTTTGGATACGGAGGACAAAAGTGATGCCGCAACTTTGCGCTGCCACTAGTCAAGCGGCATCCAGTAGGCCGCATCGGAACTCCAATCGATAAATTGCTGTTTGGGTCTATCCATATTTTGGAAATGAAGGGTGGGTTTGTAGGAGTCGCGCAAATAGTATTGGTGGCGCTGCAAGTCTATAAGTTGGTGTTTCAACTAGTATAAGCGGTAGCTATCCACCTCAATAATTTGGGTTGAATCATCTGGTGGAATTTTCTTCTCCAAAATATTTATCCAGTGCTTTAGGTGGTCTATGGACTCCCAAAGTTGCGTCATACCAGGAATGTCCGAATCGCCGGGATCGTCGCCTTTCGGCCTTTTGATACCCGGTTTTTTCTTTATGTAGACATAGCGCTAAGTGGCAGACTTCAAGTGCTATTGGTCTGCGAGCGGATTGTCCAGAATTTCGTCGAGCGATAGCAACTTATCGTCTGTCTTCTTGAACGACGCAAAGCGGCGGGAATTGCCATCAATTGTTTCACCACGTTGGACAGCATTTAGACCATTTGCGTCCTTGCCATATAAAATGTACGAGCCCATTTGTTCCAAGTCAGTGGGCGATGGGTCAGTCTCTAATCCATCAAGTATATCCTGGACAGCACGAACTCTATCAATATCACGCTCAATTGAATAATCGAGCGAGTAAGCTTTTTTCATTTGGAATATCACCTCTTTTATAACTTTATTATACCATATGGTATGGCGAAATGTCAAGTATTTGAGTGTGGTTTTTTCTTTTTTTTATTAGAAATTTTTGGGCTGGATGGGTTGGGGAGAAATAAAAGTCGGTGGAAAGTCGAAAAAAATAAAAGTCGGTGGGATTTGACCAGGCCCGGGTTAGTTAGTCATAACTAACTCGACGCATCCGCATACTATGCCCCGCATAGTACTATGCAACGCATAGCATACCCATTTCAGAAAAAAATACGCTTGCGCAATGCAAGCTATTTTTTTCGGAATACGGCAGGATTTTTTCACACCCTGCCGACACAATAAAAATGTGAGGGCTTGCGCCCTCACTGTTCTAGATATTCTTTTCTTATGCTATTGGGCTTGTGTGTGTTGCGATTTCCGCAACTATTATCTTGATAAAATTATCAAAGTCTTTGGAATCGGGATAGAGGTTGCAAAGGTTTTTGATGTAATTGATAGTTTCGGCGTTATTGGTATACTTTGCGAGGATTGCAATTTGATGTTGACGGAACAGGTTCATACTTTCCCTTTCTACCCTTTTCGGCGGGTTTGCCGTGATTGCTTTTCAGCATATTCATAATAGCATAGATACAACATGCCGTCAATAGGTTTTTAGAAAAAAATTGAAAAAATTTTTTCACTCCAGACTTTATCACACTAAAGCGTAAAAGTAGCAAAATCAATAATGAAATATCGATAATAAAACACCAAAGTACAGAAATCGATAATGGAATATCGATAATAGATTATTGAATTGAAAAGTAGCAAAATCGATAATATATTATCGATATTCTTTTATCGAGTAGGAAAGTAGCAAAATCGATAATAGAATATCGATATAAAAATATTTTTTCAAAAAAGTGAAAAAAGGTATTGACTTTTT